CAGTAATGGAATTTAGCCTTGCCAACCAACGGTGCGTCGTAGGTAATGACTCTAAGTTGATACCGAACGCTGACATACGCTCATTACACATGAGCATAAGGCCCTGTTGAAGAAACATATTAACAGTGCATTCGACGTTAATAAACCGTCGAATTTCAGCGTTTTTCTCAGCTGTTGTTGCTCGCGACCCCTCGCGGATATCATACCAATCCAGTAATGGATTTTCCTCGAATTGTTTCTCGAGGACAGCCTTCAGTTTAGCATCGAAGGTAAGGTATGAGTCCATAAGGGTAACCACAGACGCAGTCGCTGTCATGGGTAGTGTGAACTTCGCTTCAACTGACGTATCAATAAATGGTACGCCAACCGAAGACCCCGCGCTATGTTTACACGCGGAGAAAAGTTCATCGACCGACCAACTACCAAGCACTTGACCCATCAACGCTCTTGCCCGAAGTAGGGCTTTAGAACGTCGGGAGGTACAGGAACTAATAACCGAACGGCCTATTGAGCCGCGAGGAGCCAAAGAAAAATCAGGCACCTCGGCTAGGGGATGGCACTCGAGGAATCGAATGTTACTCTCCAGCATACGGTTATTGATTCGTTTGAATTTCTCAAACGCGTCACGTTCCTGCAGCTTAGTGTCACAAGTTTCCGGGACATACTTTTTGAGAAAGTCCCGGACCTGTGCATGTGCGGCTTCGACGATTTGTGGTGAGAACCTATCGTACTCTGTAGTGATAGATTCAAAATCGCTACTTAGGGTCCGGAGGATCGATGTTGAGATCTGATCCGGAGAAAAGAGCGGGCGCTTCTTTTGGTGGTGTTTTTTCTTCATCATCAGGAGAACTCCTATACGTTGAAGTGACAGGTTCCTGGGTACTAGGTAGCACCCAGGGTACGACGACTGGACTCGGGGAAATACTCATCAGGAAGTAGCTAAGGCCGTATATTATGGCCAGCACCACCGCCGAAATGAGAATCTCTCCCCTCGATCGGAAAAAGTTCACCGATCAGTCCAGAGAGCCTTCCTCCCAAAACTCGTCAAAATCTGAGTCAGAGAGGAGTTGGCTAGCTATATTGCGGTAAGTGTCAAGGTCAGACGCAGTAGTTTCTACACTGCGCGCGACCTCAATCTTCACCGTATCGTACGTCAACC